CTGTGCGATATCAATAACATTATCAGAAGCTATGACAAGACCGGCCTGGTGCAGCACGTTAACCAGGCGAAAGCCATGTACGGCGATTTCACGGAAGTGAATGAATACCAGGAATCGCTTAATCTGGTATTGCGAGCGCAGGCGAGCTTTGATGAATTACCGTCGGCGATACGCCGACGCTTCGCCAACGATCCAGGAGCGTTCATGGAGTTCGTAACGAATCCGGAAAATCTGGATGAGATGATCAAGCTCGGCCTTGCAAATCCACCGGATCCGGAGCCTACTCCAGAGCCGGAAAAAGACTCCGCAACTGCGGAATGAGGGTGTGGGAACAGTTACTCACTTGATGTAACTGTTCCCACTGACACCAATCCGGCCTAAAGGGCCTGATTGGGGTCACAACGACGAGTGAAACGAGGAGCTTAAAAATGCGTAAACGTCGACCGATGAAGCGTAAGCAATCCCGCAGGCTGTTCACTAAAACGGCCCAA